AGGATGCCATCTTCAGTGGTGTCGGATGGATCGCTGATCTGAGCAAGAATCTGGCCGTAAACGTGAGCGTTGCCTGCGTCAGATTCACCGCGAAACTCGATGTTGCCGAGGTTGTCATCAGCACCGTCAACTTCAGAGGCGCAAACGACAACGGAACCCCCGAAGACATCAACTATTCAGCTCTTGTCGCAACTGTTGTTGACAACGCTGATGGTGCTGAGGATGGCCGGCTGCAGGTTCAAACGATGTCAGGTGGAACGCTTGCCACTCGCTTGGACATTGACGAGAACAAGATCGGCTTCTTTGGTGCGACTGCTGCTGTTCAGTCGACTCACGTTGCTGACCTGTCGGCAACTGCAACATCCGGAACGCTGCCAACTGCTGATGGCACGATGACGATTGCCGATGCAGCGTCACCGACCAATGCAGAGTTGCTTGAGTATTGTCGCGAGCTTGAGGCAAAGGTCAATTCACTCCTAGCCTTTGCGAGTGCTCATGGCCTGATGGCCTCTAGCTGATGGAACGACCTGATCCAATGATCCCGTGCAAACCTGGCGCGGAGGATGTTGAGGCGATGATGAATCGCCAACGATGGCTTAATGAGCTGTATGTGTTTGACCGTCGTGACGATCCTGATCATCCGATGCGTGGTCTATTTACTGGACTAGCTAAGAAGTACCAGCAATTTCGTGGCTGATGGCTAAATCACTTAACGGGCAAAACTTTGTCCCTAGCAAGCCTAAAAAGACACGTCAAGGTAATGGATCACATTCAAAACCGTCCCATGGACGGAAGAAGTATCGTGGGCAGGGAAAACGTTAATTCTTCCACCCATGCTCAAAACTCTCATTGCGAGTGGTGTCGCCGTTTCAGCAGCTGTGCTGGGATCTCCTGCAATCGCAGGTCCTTATGTCAACGTTGAGAACAATGCTGGTTGGACTGGCACCAACTACGGCGGCTCAGTAACTGATTTCCACGTTGGCTACGAAGGCGATCTTGGTGAAGTCGCTACTTGGTACGTTCAGGGCGGCGGCAGCTATGTGGCTCCTGATGGCGCTGCTAGCGACACTGTTCCTTCCGGCAAGGCAGGTGTCTCCGTCGCTGCAACTGAATCACTCAATGTCTATGGAGAGCTTTCCTTCATGGGTTCTGGTAGTGACGACGTTGATCGTTCCTACGGGGGCAAATTGGGCGTCAAGTACGCTTTTTGAGCTACCTTTTGTTAGAACCTCACACGTTCCTGGCCCCTTTACTGGGGCCTTTTTCATATGCAACGGATTTACAACTTGCTGGGCGTTCTCGGTTTCGTGATGTCTGGAACGATGGCGATTGGCGGCGTAATGCTCTACACCAGCATTCCGTCAATGACGAAAAGGTACGTCAACAACCTGAAGGCTGATCTGACAAAAACGATCCTTGAACAGGTCCCCGTCCCAGAGATCCCTGAGATGCCGCAGCTGCCAACGCAGACAGGCCCTGCAATCAAGTCACCATTTTAGTGTTTGCGGTTGGGTCTTCCGGTATCTCCTCTCCAGTGATTGGATCAATAGTCGCGTGGGCCTCAGGCCCGAAGCCTTCCGCCTTGATTTTGTCCCAATCAAGTTCTGGCGCGGGTGCTTGAGGTTTCTCGTCAAACGACGCTAACCATGCACGCAAGGCGTCACCAGTTGGTGTGCCCTTTGGCCACTTGACCCATTTGAGGATTGCTTTTGGGTCGGTGAATGGTCTGGCAGATTTGCCGCACAATACGGTGTAAACAACAGACGGGCCTTCGCGTCTGCGGTTACGTTCAATCCAGAGCTGACCTGCTGTAAACCGTTCTGATTTCATGCCAGAGATTCAGAGGATTGGTGTTGGAACGGTAGGCGTGCCAAGCGTTGAAGCAAGGCAGATCATTCCACCGCCAAGATTGCCAGCAGAGCCACCAGTCTCGTTGATGTTGGGATTCCCCGTGGCAGACATGCCAGGTGGCGAGATTCCACATTATGAGCCGCTGGATTACACGCCAGGTCGGCATACGCACCAAACAACCAAGCCACCAACGCTTGATCCTGAGGAAAAACCGGCTGATCGCTCAAAACAGCCGGCTTCTGCACCCCCGCCAGCTGCGCCGTTAACAGCTGACAAACCAAAGGTAGACACTGAGCTGCCTTGTCCTCCTGCTGACGCAATTCCTTTAGGTGCGAAGAACAAATCGCAAACTGCGGTCATCATTGGTTACGAAGTGGTCGATGGGAAGTGTGAGGCGATCTATGAGCCGCTGGGAATACCGACCATCATTGGCAACTATTTACCTGGTGCGCCTGTTGTTGCGACGACTGCAACGATTGCAGCTGTGGCGACGACGGCGGCCATTTTCGCAAAACCGTTAGGCGACATCCTGCTCAAGGCAGTCAAACCCATCGTCAAAAAGACAATCAAGAAGATCAAGGAGAAGCTGGGGAAGAAAACTAAGGTTGAGTCTGTTTTTGAGCGTCAGAAGTTTCAGCGGTCTTTACGGAAGTAGGGATTGAATGTGTGTGGGGCGGCAGAGTGCCTGGCGGGTTTTTTAAAACAACGTCTGCACAGATGCCCGCGTATGGGCTTTTGGGGTGAAAGCTGATTCCCTTGAGGAGCAAATCGCCGCAATTCTTGAGCCTGGCAATCTCGTGATTTAAGCGTTTATCAGCCAGCTGTTGTTCTAAAAGCGCCACTTGCTTCTCGGCCGCTCGATGGCAGCTCTTGATATTAGCGCGATCCAGCGGTATCGAAATCGTGGCAGTGATGCCGCCGTTAACCGAGTAGTTCGTTTTTTGCCCTGTACGAATCGGACGATGAAACAGGACATTGCCCGGATTATCGGGAACGCCATCCGGGATGGGATTGCCTTCAGAATCGTACGCGCCAACCAAATCGAGAGTGTCATAGATCGGTTCGTCGTAATAAGCCTCATACGGCTTTGCCCAGCCAACAGTTGTGCTTAGAAAAGGGCTGATGGTGAGGCTTGTTCCCTGACAGGCAAAGTTGCCGTATTGATAAACAAAATTTTTCCCAGGCACCACCTGCACGGCTTGGTTTGTGACACTTCCGGAACTGTTCGCGACGGGCGCTGCAGTGCTTGAGACCTGCGCTTGCACTGGAGCGGAAAGCAGCAAAAGCGTTGCTATGACTCGCTTCATTGAGTAAAGGTGCTGAGCGTCTCGGTAAGAGATTCGATGTCAGTCGTGCGGTTTATAACGGTGTGATTCGTGAGCCCTGGACCGTTGAGGGTCTCGATGAACTGAAACGATGCACCTTGCTCAACAATCTGCCAACTTGGCTTGCTGGCTGGATCAAGCCCTTTCCATTGGCTTGCTACGCCGTTGAGATTATTGGTCGTTGTGACCAGTTTGTCTGGAGCGACAGCACCGCCGACTGGAGCAACGTTAGTTCCGCTGACGGTGTACTCATAGCCAGTCCGATATTCGTAGGAGTTGATGACCTCAGTTATTTTCTGCGTTGTCTTTGTCGTGGACTTGAGGCTGCCTTGCTGGAAGTTAGGCACTACTGGGATTGACTTTGCTTCTGGAGCGGCAAGAGCAATGACGGAAAGCACGCCCCAGGTGATCCAGATGCCTATCCACATCACTTGATAGTCAGTTCTTGAATGACTTGTCCGATTGCGGATGTGCCAGCGCCCCCTGCCTGGATCGTGAGCGCACCGTCAGTCGCTATTGAGCCTTGAAGATTCCCCGCCACTCCCCCCGAAGTTGTGGTCACAGAACCAAAAGCCGGCAGAGCAGTGACTACTCCGGAGGTGACTGTTGTTGAGAGGACGCTTGGGACATCATCGCCTTCAATATATGACTCTGAATACGAAAAGCTGTCGCCAGCAGTAGTAACACTGAAAGCGCCAGGAGTGTAACCCAGAGCAGTGCCGGAAGTAAGTGTCCCCAAAGCAGGAGCAGTGTCCAGAGTGACGTTAGAGCCAGATACTGCCAGCGAACTCGGGACGCGACTTGCGACTGATCCTGCGCCATCTACGGAGAGCTGAACGCTTGACTGGATTCTATGGGTGATGTCTGCGTGAGCAGGCAAACCCAAAAGTGTCACACCCAATACGAAAAGTGTGCGCTTCATTTGATGCCAGCCTTGGAATCTTTGTTATCCACAATAGTCGGCTTCTTGTTTGCGTTGCTATTGCTCTTCCGTTCAATACCGAATGAGGCCATTGCTCCTGTAAGAAGCGATGCCACAAAGGTATTGTCCATCTTCATCTGAGGGAAGAAGCCCAGATAGGAAACGGTGAGAAGTGTGGCGCTCCAGACCAAGACAGCGCATTTAACGAGATCAGCAACGCTGACGCCTTCTTTCTCGTTGTTGTCTGTTGGTTCTGTCATGATTGAGCAAGTGTTAGGGGCGGGTCATGGTTGAAGTCTGGGCCGCCGTTGCTGGTGCGTCAATAACGACTGCTGCACTGGGTGTTTCTGGAATTAACCGCCAGACTCGTCAGGGCCAGGACTCTTTGATTCGTTTGACGACTGCAGTGGACAATCTGTCTAGCCGGCTGGACATTCTGCATCAAGACATCAAGAGCAAAGACGTGGAAGTCTTCGGAAGATTGAGTGAACTGGAGCGTGCAGTGGCACGCCTGGAAGGTCATAGCGATAGGCACTAACGTATTGATGTTGTTTAAGGCAAGGCAATGATCCTGATCATCAAGCCAATCCTGATGGCATTTTTGAAGTCAGATTCAGTCAAAAGGCTGATTCTGGATCTTTTGCGTGCCTACGCAAAGACCACCGACAACACGATTGACGATCAAGTTTGCGATTACGTCAGCAAGAACCTCTTCCCTAGCACTCGTGTTGAGAAGTGAGGTTGTCCGCGTTCTCCGCAATTGGCTGGTTCGTTGCAGGAGGCGCGGTCATGCTTTTGTCTTGCGCTTCAATTTTGATCTTCATCGGCGGATTCAGCGTTGGCGAAAGCACCTGCCGCCCGGCATTATCAGAGCGATCCTGATTGTTTTGGCAGTGCCGCTATCTCTCCTGCCATTTTTTCAGTTTTTTCGTGGTACGCCCCATCAGCTGGCTGCAATTAAACAGCTTGAGGAGTCAATGCCAGAGGAGCTATTGGAGGAGCACGAGGCTGATTGGTTTCAGGCGTGGAAGGAGAGTGGATATGACCAGCAGATCTTTATGCCCTACTTCAGGCAGCTTGATAACGAAAGCGGAACTGGCTACCGCGAGTGTTTCAGCTCAGCAGCTGCGATGGTGGCAGCGTTTTACAAGAAGGTGCGCACGGATGATGAGTACAACAAGATCCGCGCCAAGTACGGAGACACTACGTCAGTAGAGGCACAGCTGGCAGCGTTGCGGAGCCTTGGCTTAGAGGCTGAGTTTCGGAAGGACGGCGACGCCGACATGGTGGAGCTTGAGATTGAAAACGGTAGACCAGTGCTGGTTGGCTGGTTGCACGCAGGAAACATGCTTTTGGGCGAACCACCAATGTGCAATGGCCTGGGTTGCGGGCATTGGAGCGTTATTATCGGGTTCGCGGGAAAGAACAGCAGTGACCCGGAATGGATTTTCCAAGACCCTCGCGGTTATCCCGAGATGGAAAAAGGCGGTCACTCCAACCCGCATTTGGGACGCAATGTCCGTGTGAGGCAAGCTGCGTTTTACCAACGCTGGCAGACAGAAGGCCCTGGAACGGGATGGGTGATCCTTGTGAATGAGTAACTTTTATTGGGTCTGGGCTTACGTCAGCGCGTTTTGGACGACTGTTGTTGTGCAGTGTGCGAAACCTGTGAACTGGGATCAGTGCTCACGAGTGAATGATTGGTTAGTGCCTTGGGTGCGAGACGTGACAGAGATGTACCAGAAGGGGGCGTATCACTCTGAAAAAAGCGTTTTGAAGCAAGCTGAGTAGGATTGATTTTTGCGTCCATCGGATGGCAGTTCTGTGTGATTGGGAGATCTCGGCTCGGTGCCGGAAGAGCCAAATGGTCGTCCCATTCGATGAAGAACTGCTGAATCCAGCCAGTTTGGACTTGAGGCTGGGTGACTACCTGATGGTGGAGAGCATCTATAGCCCTGAGTTAGTGCGTATCAACATCGCGGACAAAACAGAGGATGACCCATTCATGCTTCAGTCCGGCGAGTTTTGCTTGGCTGAGACACTTGAGCTGTTTAACCTGCCCGACGACATCAGCTGCCAATTTGTA